CGTTTGATACGCAGTATAGTTTCTTTCCATCTCTCTGCACATACAGCTTCATGTGTATCTAGTTGTGACTTAACATTTGTAACAGAAACTTTTGCCATAATCTTAACCTTCTAATTCTTTTACTTTTGCTTGTAATGATTCAACTTGTGCAGATAATTCTTGTATAGCTTTGACAAGTATAGGATATGAGTTCATAGGTGATACATGAAGTTCATCTTCACTCATCTCTGTTACAAGTTTAGTTCTTTCTTTGGTGTCAAATTGTCTTTCAACTTGATCAAGTTCTTGTGCTATGAAGCCAAGCTCTTTGACATCATTGTATGAGCCATCTCTTCTATCCCAAGTAAACTGTACTGGTCGCATGGCATTAACAAAGTCTAAACCTAACTGTAAATCTTGAACGTCTTTTTTATCTCGTATATCTGATAGCTGTGAAGTCAAAGCCACTGTGCCAGTAAGATCAGGCAATGTAATTGTTCTTGCTGCAGTTGGGTCAGCTACAGTTAATACTGTTCTATTATTAGTTGCACCACCAAAATGTATTTTTGCAGCATTTTCTAAATAAACATCTAAGTAAAAAAAGTTTCCACTAAATCCTATTTGATAAGCAGTATATAAAGCTCCACCTGCTAAAGATTCAAATCTTATAAGACCATCTTCACTACCATTTGTTGGATCGGTTATAATGCCAGTGATTGCTCCAAGAATAATTTGAGATGAATTTGAATCTTCACCAGTAAATTGTATTGTTCCACACAAATCATTAACTGCTGGACTAGAACTGTTTCTTTGCAGCACAAGGGTTGGAGTAGCATTTGCATCAGGATCAGTAGATGTAATTGTAAAACTTGGGTGAGTAGTGCTAGTAAAAAAAGAAAATTGTATCTCTTCATTTAAATTAGTAATATCAAAATTTTTTCCATCAACAGTTGATTTTAATTGTAATCGTGTACTGCCATCATCATTTTTTTGTTTAAAATGCCAAGGTCTATCTGTTTGAAAAGTCAAAAGAATATCATCACTACTGCCACCAGTAACTGTGATACCTTCTGTAGTTGTCAATGCACCAGTAACTGTTGCACCAGTAGAGGTCGTTTCAAACCTTTTGACATTGTCATAATATAAATTAACTGCACCATTTACAGTTGCGTCTAAATAATTTTCTGCACCAGTTTTACTAACAAGATGTAAATCATCTGTGCTAATAAGTCCTTTATTATTTACATTGCTTTGAATACGCATATCAAAGTCATCAGTAAAAGGAGATTTAAAATCTATAAAACCACCATCAGGTCCACCTATTTCAATTCTGCCTGAATCATTTGGGTTGTTAATATCTATATGTGATGATGTAGTAATTCTTCCAGTTACTGTTACACCATTAGCTTCTGTTTCAAATTTTTTTACGTTGTTATGGTAAAGTTCTGATGCACCATTGTTTCTAAAAACTGCATAAAACTCGCCAGTAGGACTTGACTTTAAAATAATATTATTAGACCCTGATATATTTAGATCACCAGTACCTCCTTCTGCTATGTGAGAATTACTACCATCATGGTAAATTTTTAAATCATCACCATCACCTACAGATATTCTGTGTGTAGCACCTAAAGGATCGCCATCAGATATTTTAAGTATGTCTGCACTTATAGAAGCATCAGAAGAATCTAATACAATTTCTGAAGGTGTACTTGCATTAGTAAAACGATTACCTAATCTTACTTGTATATCTGTTCCACCTGCATTACCATTTGTAACTTGGACAATATCAAATGCTTTATCTGCTGTTCCTCCATCAGGACTTGTTTCAACTCTAAATGAAATGTTTTCATCAGTTGCTGAATCTGCTACAGCAGATTTAATTATAATGCCTTCAACATCTGATGAATAAGATGCACCAGCATTATCAGAAGAAACAACTATGCCACCTGAAAATGTTTGCATTTTTCTAGCATTATTATGATAGAGTTCTACTGAACCTAGCTGATTAATTTTAAGTGCAGTTTCGTTTTGATCATTTGTTTTAATAACAAAAGGTTGTGCAGAATCTCCATAAGGAACACCCATAAAGAACTCTTCCACTAAGCCACTAGAACCTAGTGCCTTGTTAAATATAGAAAATCCTCGTTCTCTAAAACCATCTGCATATAAATGAACACCAGCAACTGTTGTACCAACAGAAGCATTTGTGCCATTGACTTGTACAATGCCTAAAT